CGGTGATCGCCACTTCGCGGTTTTCATACAAGTGGCCGCACATGATGCGCACCGCGTGAACGAGCGCGGGTGGGATTTTGTCCGCCGCATCCCATCCGCACACATACTGCACCCGCACGCCACCCGTGGCCGCCAGCTCTGCGCTGGGCCAGCTCGCGCCCCGCTGCAAAACCAGTTTTCCCGGCTCGCACACCGCGTTCAGCACAACGTTTTCCGGCGCAACCACCACCACCGCGCCCTGCGGCGTGATGTATTTCACGCTAATCACGCTCTGAATGGGCGCGAAGGGCAACTCTATTTCGCGCTCGACCGGCCATTCATCCAGCGCAACCTCTCGCGTTTGCGTGAGCAAGGCCCGCCACGCGCGTTCCTCAACAAACTGCGTGGCAACGTCAATCAGCGCGGCCAGGTATTCATCCTCATCTGCGTGATCAATTCGCAGATGAGTTTTGAGCGCGGCCACGCTGATCGGTTTAAGCGTTGGCGGTGTTACCAGTCGCGTTGGCATCGGTGACCCATTGCGCCGTTTTGCGCTTTACAGCGAGTTCGGCATCAGCGCGGTTTTCATCGTTCACGGTCATCACTTCGTTCCGCGCCCAGATGCTCCCGGCGCACACGTCGGGTTCAAGAAACCGGATTCTGTCGCTCTGTGCAATCGCTTGCGAAGATGGTGATGTCGGTTTTGCCATGCTTATTTGTCCTGCTGAGCTTTGCCAACGGCCCGCTCCACTTTGCCCTCGGCGGCGATAACGGCTTTCTTGGTGGAGATCAACTGCTTCCCGTCAGCATCGCTCACCTCAACCACATCGTTCACCTGCGCGAGTTCGCCATTGATGAACGTGGGACGAATAATTTTTACTTTCATACGCACCTCTGTTTATTTTTTTTGTTCTGCGCAGCGTATTGCGCCGCGCAGAACAACATCAGAACAATGGATTACGCGGTGAGCGCATCGGCCATCAAACAAAACGATTCCGGGTGGCGCACAATCACGTCCATGTCAACGAGCGAGATCACGCGCAGGGTGCCGGATGTGCCGCCGGTGTATGGATCCACCAGCACATCCATCACGCCCCAGTTGCCGTAGATCAGGTCCGCCCAATTGGCGAAGAAGATCGCGCTGCACACGCCGGAGCTGCTGCCCTTGGTGAGGTTGCTCAACACCTGATTGCTCACATACGCGGCGTAGCCGTTCAAAGGGGTTGCGCCATCCTGCCAAATTTCGCGCCCGCCGCCAGCGAACTTTTCGGTTTCCTTCAACTTGCCACGAACCTTGGTGTTGGTGATGTAAGCCAGCGCGCCCAAATCGGCGTTATCCGCCGCGATTTCGGTTTCCAGCTTCACAATGTGCGGCCAGGTGGGGGCTGCGCCGTTTGTGCCGCCCACAACAGCATTGATGCCCACCACGTTTTGCACACCGCGCGGCTCGTTGCCGGACCCGCTGCCGTGCAAACCAACGCGATCCGCTTCGCGGGCGATGGTGGCGGCAATATCGTTGCGCACAAACTGCTCTGCATCCAGCGAGGTTTGCAGCAACAAACGCCGGCTGATGTCAACAAACGCGCCCAGCGTTTTGGGCGTGAGAGAGATTTGATCAAACGCAGCCTGGCTTTCCGTCGGCGAACCGCTCTCCGCCACCCAGTAGGCGGATGCCCCGCTGGTTTGGCGGGGGATAGCCACGTTCCCCACAAGGCCGGTGAGCATCCGCGCACCCGCCTGCTGAACCACCATGCGGTTGCTCAGCAATTCAATCAAACTGCCTGTGAGCAAATCGGTAGCAACGAGGTTGCCACCAGCAGTGGCGGTGCCAACGGTCTGATCGCGCCGCTCGGTTTGAATATCAAACGGCACAAAAAAACCTTTCGGGTCTTTGCCCAGCCGCTTGGCAATTTCCTGACTGGCTTCCAGCTCAAAACCCGCCTGCGCCCAAGCGTTGTTTTTGCCCGTTTTTTGGTCGGCCATCGCGCGAATGGCGCGGAATAGCGAATAGCCTTTGCGCTCGCGCTCACTCAAATCCAAATTAGTGTCGGGCTGCACGAGCCGCCCGGCGCTATCGGTGAGCCGCCCGTTCTCCTCGCGCAGTGCGCTGATGCGACGAATGTCGCCCTGCAATCCATCGGCGACCTGCATCGCAGCATCAAAACTGGCCCGCTCCTCGCTGGTGAGGTCGCGGCCAGCGGCCACCGCGGCGGCGTTAATGTCTTCGGCCTTCTTCAGCTCCGCAACGCGGCGCTGTTGAAGCTCAATCACTTGTTTCTTCAAATAGGGTGTCATTTCAAACTCCTGAATGTTTTTGCTTATTTGCGCTTTGCGATCTCGATTCGCCGGGTGTTGGCCGCTGTGCGCGCTTGCGCCAGCCTGCCCTCATCCACTCCGCGCGCCTGCGCGGAGTGCTGCAATCTGAGTTCTTTTGCGCGTTGAATAACCTGCGCAGTGGTTTGCGGGTATGCGGGATATGTGACGATGCTCACGTCATACAGCCGCTCCAGCTTGAGAATGGTTCTGGTCACCAAATCGGTTTCTTTGTTCCATTCCCAGCTATCGTTTTTCACAGTGAACGCAAAAGATTGTTGCGTAATGTCCCCGCGTTTCATGCTGATCATCAAGTCCCGCGCCCACTGCGTATCCGGCGGGGTGATCTCGTTGCGCAGTCCGGTTTGATCTACGCTGATCACCAGCGTTTTTGACGTAGTGCGGCCCAGCACAAAATTTGGGTCATGGTTGAACAACGCGCGAACATCGTCCTGAAGCACATCATCAAATGCGCCCGGCGCAATCTGCTCCCGGAATCCCCAAAGTTCTTCGCTCAGCGCGTTAAATGTGGCGGCGTAACCCGCAATCATTTCCGCGCCATCGCTTCTCAACTCTGGCGGCTGTGTTGCCACTCTTCGTTCAATTTCCATGCGGTGAAAAACAAAAACGCGCGAGTTTGGGATTTACCAAACCCGCGCGTTACTCGCGTCGGTTATTCGTTTGCTCTTGAATTATATGCCCAATTTATTCATCAAATCAATCCACGTGAGAGAGCCATCACCCAGCCACCACTCGGCCAGCCCGCGCGCCTGCTCGCGCGAATCCTCGCTCGCGCCAATCGCATCGCACACCGGCGTTAAAACATCAACAACCCATTGCCCGTGACGGACGTAATCACGGTCGGTTTGTGTACGCTTTGCCACGCGCTGCGCGGCATCACCCACCAAAATGCGCAGGGCGCGTTCATTTTTGCGCTGGCCCTGTGTTTGCCCATCTTTTGCACTTCCCGCGCTCTGGGTCGCATCTGGTTGCGGTGCAGCCCCTGCGGCGCTCATGTTGAGCGGCGTGAAATACGCATCGCCGCCAGGCACGTGGTTCATGTCCTCGCGGTCGCGCACATCGTTTGCGCTGAGCCAGCCCCACTGGCGGCCAATGGCATACGCCTGATACCGCGCCAGCGTTTCACCGCGCAGCAAGGCATCTTCAAGAAAATCGGTGAACAGTGTTTTGCGCTCCGGCTCACTGAGCAGCTGGCGATCTGCATCCTGCTCCCAGCGCGTGAGCCAGGGCACGAGCGAATACGTTACGAACTCGATGCTCATCTGCTCAATGTTGCTGAATGTGGCGCGGTCCAGATCGCCGATCATATGGGCGGGCACGCGATACAACCGCGCAATATCGCTCACCTGATACTTGCGCGTTTCGAGAAATTGAGCATCATCCGGCGGGATGGTGATCGGGTTGTATTTCATTCCTTCTTCAAGAATGCTCAACCGCTGAGCGTTATCCAGCCCCTGATGACGCTCCTCAAACGATTTGCGAAGACGCTCATACGCATCTTTAGAGAGTTTGCCGGGATGCTCCAACGTGCCACCTGGCCGGGCCCCATTTTCAAAAAAACCCGATCCGTATTTCTCGGTGGCTATGCCCAGACCGATGGACCCGCGGGCGAGCTGGATTGGCGAATATCCCAGGATGCCATCGCTGGCAAGCCCGTGCACGTGCAGAACGCGCGAGGCGGGCAGAATCACCGATTGATGGCTATCCTGATAGGCGTAGATGAGCTTGCCGGTTTCATCTCGCCCCACCCGTGTGCTGGACGGGTGCAGCGGCCACAATGCGCGAACATCACCGCGATTGTTCATCTCAATTTCCGCAAACGCATTGCCCCAGGTGAGGATGTGCGCCATCATTGTTTCGCGCAGGGTGAACGCGCTCATCTCGCTGTTCGCAACGCGGTTGAGAATTGCATCAAGCGGGTGCGAGGTGGCGCGGTTTTTTCCCCCTTCGGTGCGT